ATCTGAGTCAAGTTGGGCCAGAGAATCTTCTCTCCTTGTGTTGTGATGATGTAGAAACAAAAGAGATGGTCTGTCATAAACACCTCAACGCTTCAAAGATTCAAAGACAGCGTAGCAAATGGTTTGGGGAATTGTGAGTTTGATTCCCTTCTCTTTATGAACCACTTTTTGATAAGCATGGATAGCTTGCATTGTGTCTCGATCAAGAGCAACAGATTGCCTTGGTGCTGCTGATACTTCTACAACAACAGGATTCTTACGGGGACGACCACGACCACGACCACGCTTTACTGGTTCTTGGGGAATTGCTTTAGTAGCCATATTTACCTCTTAGTGTTGATATGTGTGCAAAATTGCAGGGGAATAGGGCTACAGATTTCTCTATAGCCCTAGGTACTTAGTGAACAGGTGGAGTTGGGAACAACTCTTGTTGCTGTTGTGGTTCTACTACCACTACTTTAGGTGGGTTTTTCTTGTACTGTCTCTCCATCAAGACTGTCCAAATAAAGAAGCTGAACCTCTCTAGTGTCTTGGTGTCCTGACGTTTGAGATAGCTGCGAATGTCATCAGCTTTTGTTGAGTTCTTCATCACCAGACTCCTTGATGGCTTCTTCAAGATCAAGGTCGCCCGCTGTGTAAGCTTCAAACTTACGAGCGAAACTAATGACAAGATCAAGAGTTCCAGCATCCAGATCAAATGACTTACCACCACGAGCAGCAATGTAGAGATCAGTAGAACGAGCTAGAGCGTTCTGACGAACAATAGCCCGATCACCATGAAGAGGAGGAATAGGAAATACTTTCTCCTTGTAACCACCACCACCATAAGTCTTAGCAACAGGCGTGCTGCTACTAGTAACACTTGTCGTAGTAGGAGCAGCTTTACTAACGATGTTCACCGACTTTGTTTCAATACCATAAGTACCAGTAACACCATCGAAGTCAACGGTGTAACCAACTTCAACTCCGGGATTCTTAAATCCACACTTGATCCACTTACCATCTACCTTAAAGGAATAGGTGGGCTTAACACCATACTTGGTGCTAGCGTCCTTGGTGGAAACTTCTTGAACTACACCCGACATAATCGTCATATTTTTACCTCACTCATGTCATACCAATTAATACCGTAAGATGCTCCTGCATTGAGCTTGAGAGCCAACGGCTTCTTGAAAGTCTTCTCAAAGTACTTGTGCGTGTCTTTGATTAGTTCTGTTATCTCCAATAAAAAGTCTCCGATGGATTCCATCTTGACATCAAACATTAGAGAATCGTGAATGGTATTAATCATCTTCACATCATCTCTTCCAACTAACTTCCTGAAGATAATTCCCAATACCATCGGGACAATATCCCCAGTTGCTAACCCTTGAATTGGATAATTCTTGAGTTCTGTAGGACTGAAGTTGTATGTTCTAGAAGACCACTCACTTGCGCTGTAGTACTCCTTGAACACAAACTTGCGTCCTGTCTCGGTCTGGTGGATATAGGTTCGTTCCTTATCCTTAAGACCGCCTTCTCCTTCTAAGTAGCTTGCATTGTCTTCAACAAACTTAGCAAAGCTTGTGTGCCACTTTGCTACTGCTGGGTAACGTGCATAGAACACATCAACGAACTTCTTTGCTTCATCGAAGCTGCATCCAGCTTGTTTGGAAATAGCTTTAGCTCCAGCACCATAAATGAGTTGGAATGTACGAGCCTTGAATGGCTTGCGTTCTTCCTTGGTAGGCATTCTTCCAAACATCTGGTTGTAGAGAGCACTGTGTATATCAGTACCTCCTGATATATCTTTAATCAACTGCTTGTCTCCAGTAACATGGGCAAGAGCAACAACTTCTAGTTGGTTGAAATCAATCTCAACGATTAGACCTCCATTAAACCTAGAAACAAAGATTTGTTTTATAGGGTTATTACTTATATTTTGTAAATTAGGATTAGTAGAAGACAATCTACCTGTCACTGTTGTTGTGTGGTTAAGTTTGCCGTGGATGTAGCCATCAATGATGTGCTTGCTTAAGCCTTGTACATAGGTTGATAGCTGCTTGGATAGCTCACGGTACTTCAACAGTGCGTTGATAACACCAATGATCTTTGTATCAACTGTATGTTTCAACATATCATTGAGAACACTGTCATCGACTGACACATGACCTGTCTTCTCACTGACCTTCTCTGGATCAGGAACGTAGACAATAGCTGATGGAACCTTGACTGTCTTCTCCATCAGCTTGGTCTTGGTCTTACCGTTCTTGTAGAGTCCAACAACTTCCTTGACCTTAATCTTCTTGGTTCCACCAAAAAAGAATTGGCTCCATTGCTTAGGACTGTTGACATCCTCTACACGATCTTTGATCAAAGCTTCTAGATTGACTCTTACATCAGCATACTCATTGACAACTTCAACTGTATAGTCATCCAGTCTTTCTTGATCAATACGCAATCCGTTGTACATCATCTCTGTGGTTGCGTGTAGGGCTTCCATCTGAGATTCAATCAATGTCAGTTGGTTTTCCCTGACTGCTTGCATATATTGCCTCTGGGCAATCTCTTCGGTGTTAACAACGTCCTGTCTGAGATAGGGTTCCAACTCTCCTGCTGGAATCATGTCACTACCAATACCAGCTTGGAAGTAAGCCTTGATTCTGTCGTCCTTGATAGGAAGTCCGTACTTGATAGACAACTCATCAAGACTAGAGAACTTGGTGCGTTGACCACTGAGAATGTACTCAGCTAGTTGTGTGTCCCAAATCCTATGTTTTTGAAGTTTGGTTTTGAAGTCTGAGCGTTCTTTGTAGAGATACAACAAATCAAAAGAGATGTTGTGTCCACAGAAGATGGTGACAGGAGCATAGTATTTCATTTCATCCAGAAACGACAACATATCTGAAAACACATGAGGATCAACTCCACCTCCAAATATACCCGCTAGAACAACATAGTTCTTTGGGTGCATAGGATGAGCTAACCCAACTTCCTCATCACCATTCAACGTAGTCTCTACGTCTATGGCTACAAATGGAGGTGTTGTCATTACTCAAACCTCGCTCTTAGTGAATCAATCGTTACCATGTATTGACCGTGCCTTTCTGCTTCAACTTGCTTGGTTCCCCCTCCGGGGAGTTTGTTCTTAGGAACATTGATAGTCCTAAGCATCTCTTCTTCGTGGTTCTTAGGCTCCTTAAACTTGCCTAGAGTCACTACAGCATCAGCCTCACCGGGCTTGTCTGTCTTAGAGCCTCTGAGGGCATCTAAGCCTATGTATGGGGGGTCTTTAAGCTCTACTGCACTAGCACTAAGCTGAGAAGCAGCAATCACAGGACCATAGGTACGAGCTAGTTCTCTAGCCCACTTGTAGATTCTTCCTAGTGTGATGTCCTCTCTTTCTTCTGACTTAAAGCCATTGACCTTATCAAGTTGATCGAACACTATCAGACCGGGGTTGATTTCCTTGAAGAGAGTCTCAAGGTCTTTCATGTGGTTCATGTCCTTAGTGACACGAATCTTGTCTTTGTTACCACCCATTAATGCTGCATAGTCAGCCATTGCTGCTGATGTGTCAGAAATAATTGTCTTGGATTCTTTCCCTAGAGCAGCTTGAACAATACGAAAGAACACAACTGAAGATTCTTCTTCGTTATTGACCCACACAACAGGTCTGTCTTTGGGAAGTTGTTGAGCTAGGTAACTGACTTCACTAGCTAAGAATGTTGTCTTGCCTACTTCTACTCTAGCAGCAACAATAACAAAATTGCCAGTTCGTAGAGGGCCAAGGCTCCTATTGAGAACATCCAGCCTCCATTCCAACCCAGAAGTAGATATACGGTCAGCAATGGCAGATAGATCAGCACTAACAAACAACTCATCTTTCTCAATATATCTTTCAACATCTTTGAGAGCATTGGTAGCCAAGATGTGTACGTGCTCAAGATCACTGGAACCCTCCTTAATCCTTTCACATTCTTCCATGATCTTGGCTACATAATCTAACTCGATAAGAGTCTTGATTACTTCCTCGTGAGCATGGTGTGGGACATAACCAGTTGCTTTGGTTAGTGTCATGCGAAGCTTTACGATGCTGTCATCTGTAAGCCTCTTGCTTTGATCTGCTATCAGGAAAGCAGAAAACGGTGACCACTCTACTTTGGTTACAGCAGGGAAGGTCTTGTAGTACTTGTCCATACCATCAAGAATGATGTTGGTTTCTTTCACAACTACGTGGGGTTTAATATACCTGCGGTACTTGTAAAAGCTATCTTTGCTCTTGGCACAGAGCGATAACACATCGTAGTCCAATTTATCTCCTTGTTAAAACAATATCATCTTCAACTCATCAACCGTGCATTCCTTTGGCTCCTTGTCTTGTCTAAAAACTGTGATGAGGGTTTCTTCTGGTAAGAAGTGA